TCTTTACCAAGATTACTTAAATCAATAAAACCGTTTAGTGCTTCGGTTGCAGTTAATGCATCTAATAATCCAAACTCTGGCATATTTTTGTTTGGTATAAATAATTTACTTGCATCGGCAGAAAACATATGTTTATGTGCTCTACAAACTGCGTAATCTGGATTAATTCTGAAATCAAGTGTTGGTGAAGCTTTTCCACATATTGATGGTATAGGTTCGAATTTATATTTTGTTGTATTTAAAATTTTAAATGCAAGTCCTAATCTAATATATCTTTGATTTGATATAAGTGGAGAACCTTCTGGTATCTTTGCAGTTTTACCTTTATTTTCTTCAGTTTGTTCTATTCTAACATTAGTATCAACTAAATCTTCAGATAACCCTTCTCTAATACCTTGGTCCATGTTTATAAAGTTACCAGTACTTGCGAAAGGTCCTAATGCTATTTTCTGAGTACCGCATTGTCGATATTCGGTTTCATCCATTATAGCTTGAACTTCTTCTCCTTGTTTTGCACCAGGTAATTCATTAAACATCTGCATAAATAAAGCTTTACCAATTTCTTTATCAGCTATTGCTTTTTTTATCTTGGCTGCGTTATATACTTTACTTGATTCATTACCACCTTTTCCGTCTTTCTTAACAGATGCAATTCCTTTATGTGGTTGTAAATAAGTTGGTATTTCACCAAGAGTTGTAAGTTCGACTGATACATCAAATGTTTCACCATCTCCATACTTCATACCACCACCAGTAATGTATCCAAGAAAAGCATCATAACACCCTAGTGACCTTTTTCGTTTTCCTTGAAGAAAACCTAAATTATTATGTGCAACCATATCACAAGCTGTTTTACATTTTGATTTTTCATGTATTGCTTCTTTAGTATTCCACCCATATTCTACAAGAACAGTAAATCCTGGTTCTTGGAAATATTTCATAATTAATTCTGTTTGAGGAAGGGTAAAGCATTTTACAGTAAAGGTAATTTTTCTTGATAATCCTTCTGTACCATTTGCTACTGCTATTCCCTCTACTGTTGGTGAGGGTCTTAGTTTACGAGAACCAGCATCTGCATAAATAGATTTACCACTCCAATCTACACCAATTCTTCCATTAGGAGTTTCCGAAGTACCATATCTTGCACCAAATCCATCACCAGTAGGTAATGATTGTACTATTAAACCACCATCAAGTGCAGAAGTTAGTTGTATCCATGGTTTAAGAGAGGACATTTTAACATTATTTCCTATCCTATCATTTATTGTCTTATAGACAGTATTGTTTACATTTGATAATTGTGGAAAATTCATGACCTATATTTATTTATTATTTCTAAATAATCTTTTGGTATTCTTAAAATTGTTCCATCTGCTGGAGCGATATCTCCATTATGAATATTATTAGCACATCTAATAATCCAATGTAGTGATGAATCTCCATAAAATTGATATGCAAGCGTATCATATCTATCACCATCTTGAGTTGCTACATAGATATCAGTATCTTTTTTTGGAATATTAGGCATTCTCTTAGTTCGATAGACTCTTCTACCATCTTTAAGTTTTTGTATTTCGTTATTTTCGTATCTACTTGCCATTATACCTTTTCCTTTTAGTTTTCTCTTCTTGAATCATATACAAGCATTGGTGACCCCATTGGTCCAACTGAATAAACACCTACTTTTTCTCCTCTTTCTGCTTTTAAGAATATTGTACCTATATCAAAGTTTTGTTCAACATATCCTCTATCTCCAGGTATATCTTTAACACCAATTATTCTTACTTTACCTTTTGGACCAACTACTTTTTTCATACTCGTATATACTTGTGATTGTGGTCCTGTAAGTGTATATTTAGCTTCAACTTTTTTAGTGAAAACTGTTGTAGTTTCTCCATCTAAATTATCAGTAGTTGCTGATTGGTTCACATTATCTCCTTCAACTCCTGATGTTACATCTTCTGGTGTTTGTTGTTTAGCACCTGTTTTAATATCTTTAGTTTTACTTTTTACTTTTTCTTTAAATGAAACTATCGAATCTTTAACTTCACCTCTTTTACCAACTTTCTTAGGTTTTGATTCAGATGGTGTTCCATCTGCATTTGTTCTTGAATTTAAATCAACTGCATTTGATTCTCTTTCCTCATTATATGCTTCAATTGCAGCATCAGATTTTTTATATCCATATATTGCTGCTACTGAGTTTTCATCTTCAATAAATTTAATAGTAATAGAACAATCAATTAATTTTGGAAGATATCCCATGTCACTATTTGTTTCCCAATTACTATTATCTGGTATGGTATGTGTAAGAGATTCTACAAATCCTACTTTATTAACATATAAATCACCCAATCTAAACTGAATGATTGGTGGATTCATTTTTCTACCCGATGAAATAGTTGGATATGCCATTTTAGTTAATGCAGTTATTCTTTCCCAATTACTAACTAATTCTCCTGGTGACATACAATAGATATTTAAATTAAAAGTAACATTTCTTTCCACACCATCATATGTGTAGTATTGGTAAGGATTACCAACAAACTTATTACCACTCCAAGAAGGAGAAACTGTTTCAGAGATTCCCGTCACAGTACTTCTAAATACAACTGGTTTTGCACCCAATTTGTTAATATATAATGGAATTAAATCTTGTATATCATTTTCTCTACCATCGATACTAATACTACCATCATCATTTACAGTATAATTATCTGAAGGAGTTAATAAGTTTATTTCATCTGTTTTATCTACTCCAGCCAAGTTTTTTAAACTATCTTTTAACGCAGAACTAGGTGAACCTGGTTTACCTGTATATGGAAACTCGTAATTATATATTATTGGAGTATTACCTTTTTTAGATTTAAATCCATATGAATATCCATTATTTTCTTCTGGTGGTGTTCCGAATAAACCATCTTTTCTTTTTACATAATATACTGGTGATACTTTAGATAAATCAATAATTGAATTTTCTTTAGTACCATCTTCATCTTGCATTAATTCTTTTACAACATCTTGATATTTTTGTTTATTACTATATTCAATTGTAAAATTATTATTATCACCTGCTGCTTCACCAATTGTTCCAACATCACCAAAAAGTGCTGTTCTTGCTTTATCTTTAAGTTTTGTAATCCCACCACCTACTGCTTGTTTAAGAATAGTCTTTGGATTACCTCCACCTGATTGTTTTAGAAATTTACCCACATCACTTCCATTTTTTCCAAATGTTTCAACTGTGATTGGGTCTGCAGATGTAGAACCATCTCCTCGTATTTCTATTATCTTCTCTGATACTTTAGTTGGTATTAAAGTTTCAGGTATACCTATTTCAGAGTTTATAAAATCTCTTGCTTGTGTAAGTTTTCCACCTATCAATCCACCATCACCAGGGTCTCCACCACTACTATCTTTCATTTTTTCAAGAGTTGGTGTACTTCTTTTGGTAATACGCATTGCTTCGTTACCATAAATTAGGGGATTATTTATATCAACTGCAGATTTAACTCTGATGCCACTTGTTTCTTGTTCGATAAGAGTTTCTGTATCTTTCTTTACTGCACCATCAGCCGTTGACCCAGCCGGGAAATTTAATTGTTTACTTCTAAATAGTTCTAATATCGTTGGCATTATTGATTATTGATATTTGTTCTGTTTGTTATTGTTCTATCAGCCGAAGCCATTATTAAACCTGTAACTTTTTCTTTATCTAAATATACATCTTTATTAGACATGAATGCATCTTTTAATTCAGTCATCCTATCTAACATTGTTGTTTCGTATTCTGAAAGTGATTCTCCTCCACCTATTCCATCTATTAAACCACTTATAGAAGAACCTATTGAACCTATTGCTCCTCCTATACTTGCGGAAATAGAAACGCTTGAAAGAGCTTCTAACTTCTCGGTATCCAATCTATCAAGTTGAGTAACAACCGCCGTTAAACCACTTGCCATACCTTTTAATGCAGATGCTAAACTTGTAACATTAGCAATACCCGCTGAACTTATACCTGCAATTGATGCTCCTGTCTTATCTAGGAAACTTCTTACTATCGGTCCACCCAATAAAGAAACTGCTGAAAGTGCAGTTATTCCTGCTGCAAGTCCTACAAACGAATACCCAAGTACACCCATTGCTAATGCTTTTTCTATGGTTATTGAATCTAACATACTTACTAAACCACTAGCTACTGCAGAAACTATTGATGCAATCCCGGTGAATGCACTACTAATTACATCACCAAATGCTGATATTGCTGGTGCTGCATATCCAAGTGCGATTGCTAATGGAATCATTGATGCTCCAAATCCTGCTAGTACAAATAAACCTATTGTTATTGGTTTTATTGCCGCTTTTACGGTATTACCAAAACTTTTTAAACCTTGACCTAATGCTTTTAAACCAATACCTGCAGGAACTCCTCCAAGACCTAAAGCAATCATACCTGGTATTGCTGGTATCATAGCAACCATACCTAATGCAGTTGGTATTAAGTTAAGTGCTCCGAAAAGAACTTTTGCATTACCCATAGCTTTTAAACCACCGGCCATAGATTTTAATCCACCTCCAGATGAACCACCAGGTTTGGAAACTGTACTTGCAGCATTTGTTGCATCTCCTGCACCTTTAGCCACACTCGCACCACCTTTGAAAACTTTTGATATTGCACCTCCAGCTTTACCCAAAAATCCAATAGATTGATTTGCTTGTGATGATAACATTAAGAATGTACCCATTCCTTTTAATGCTTTTGGTCCGAATTGAGCAACAAGTGCTTTTCCTGCTTCAGCCATACTATCGAAATCACCGATTCTTGCTTTTGATATCTTAGCAGCATTTTCTTCATTAGTAACCATTTTCTGCATTTCTGCAACTGATACACCTAGTAGTGCTGCGGTTTGTTTCTTTTGGAAGTAATCCATTTTGTTAAATGCATTAATACCACCAAGTTGTTTTAAGGTTTCTTTTGTTGCTCCTTCTATATCACCATCATATGCTAAACCTCTTGCTTTGTTAAGGTTAATATTCTTACCTAACATTGCACTTAATTCTAGTTCCTTAGTAATAGAAGATTCAAAATCAAGTAATCCATCTGTTATTTTACTAAGAGTACTCATATTAGTACCAAGTTTAGCAGCATATCCTGCTGCTTGAATAATATTTTGACCACCTTGTTTACCAAACAATGCAAATTCTTCAGTTGCTCCAGCAACATCACCCATTAACTGAGAAACAGGTATACCATTCATTAGTGCAAATTCTCTTGCACCAGCTGCTAAATTACCAGCAGTTTCCGCAGAACCTCCATTTAATCTTGCCAAGGCACCTGTTAGTGCTACTGCTTCACTAGCACTAATACCCATGTTATTGGCCATTAGTCCTACCTGAGTTTGTACTCCGTCAGCTATATTATTTAATCCACCCATTTCGGCAGATAATGATTTTAATGATACAGCAGAATCACCAAGGAAATAAGATAGTACTGCTGCTTCTCCAGTTGCCATACTGAATCCTTCACCAACTTGTCCTAATTCTTTATTTACATCAGCAAGTTTACCAGCAAAATCTCCTGCAGCATAAAGTAAACCACCCATTACTCCTTTTACAGAGGCTAATTTCAGTATTGTGGTTTGTATTGTTTCGCTTATCGATTGAAAACTTTTATTTAATTTATCTGCTGCTTGTTTTTGTAAATCAATTATATCTTTTTCTTCTTTAGTTTTTTTAGCAATATCCTCTGCTTCTTTTCTTTGTTCTTTTAGTAGTTTAACAATTTTACTATCTTCTCCTAGTAATGCAGTTGCTATTCCTAATTGATTTTCTAAGGCCTCTTTTTTTGCTTCTATCTGATTTACATCTTCTACATTTAATTCTGATAAATCTCGTGATGTACTAAGAACTTCTCCTATTGCATCTTTTTGAGCAGAATTTAAATTTGAAATAGATTTAGTTGCATCTACAACTTGTGTTTGTGAATCTTTAAAATCTTTATAAGAATCACTAATTCTGGATATTGATTTTTCTTGTTCACCTGCAAACTGTTGATTAACTGAATTTATCTTTTTTAGTTCTTCTGCAAGTTTTGATAATTTCTTTGTTTGATTTTCTAACGAGACAGAATAATCTTTGCCAGATTTTGCTTGCATATCAAGTAATTTCTGGTATCGTATTTGCTCTGATTGGAGCTTTTTAAGATTTTCTTCTCTACTAGCCATTTAATATCCTAGTGGTTATCTACGTTATATTTATTAAGGTCTTTTCTTAATGCTTCAGATTCTTTTTGTATTTTATCCATTCGTTGTTGGAGTTTTTTTGGAAATCCTCTTTTTTTAGCATTATTGATTATTCTATCGGCAGTACCTTTTGATATTCCATCAAAGAAATCTCCGATGAAACGAGATACCATATTAAGTTCGTTTATTTTCTTTTTTGACATAAGATTCTCCTATATAGTTTTGTACTACTATAAATATATAGTAAAAAAAAAGTGAGGAATTATTTCCTCACTCTTACATTTGGTCCTCTACTATTAGAGGATTTATTTACTTTATTTATCTCTTCTGATTCTTTTTTCTTTGCATCTACTAACTTTTTGAAATAGAAATTTCTCCAATGGATTGGCATGGTATAAACCTCTGTCCAATTGAATCCATTACCATAGTTAACCATTTCCCAAAGTTGATTATGAAGTTGAATTGAGTAATCACTCGGTAGGGTAAAAAAACCCGGCACCAAACGGTATATCAAGTGCCTCCTTCTCACCTGTTAACTCTGAAGTAAATTCAAAAGTTAAATCCAAATCTGGACTTATTGATTGTACATATGTTCTTAGTGCTCTTGAATCTAATGCAAGTAAGTTATTTTTAACATACCCATTAATATATCCTTTATCTGAGTTACCTTCTACTTCAACTATCATATATCGTAATCTTGTTGAAATATCTTGAGATACTGTATCTCCTTTTTGTAATCTTTGTAATGCTTGAACTTCTGCAGTTATATCTTTTTCATCTTTATGTGTTAATAATCTGAAAACTATCTTTTTACCTGATGGAAGTGTGAAGTTGTATCTGTTATCAGTATTGATAACATTTTCATCGATTTCTTTCGTTTGTACTTTTGAAAGGTCTATGTTTACTTTTTGTAATTCTAGTGTTGAAGGGTCTGTAACTTCTACGTTATAATCCTTACCATAACCTAAAATACGAGTTGCTAAAAGAATTGCGTTCTTATCACCAATTAGAAAATCATCTACTTTCACATCTTTATCAACTACGATAGATTCGAACAACTTATCAAGCACCACCCCCTTCCTTATCAAATTTTGTGAAGCAAGTATATCCTCTTCTCTAGCGGTCATATACTTAATCTCTACACTACCCTTTGATAATGGGTTTGATTCTGGATAACCTTTACCTTTAGATGGTAAGTCGATTATCTCTGTTGGAAAATCATATTTTGCCATAACATTGTTTTATTTGTTTGTATATAAATATATAATACTTAAAAAATTAGAAATTACGCATAAAAAAAGTTCTCACTAAGAGAACTTTTTCGTTATAAATAATTTGGGAGTAATATTAAAATTCTAAAACTGCATAGTCATAAGAAAGTGTTAAAGTAATTTCAACAGGGTCATTTGATGACCAGTCTAAATCGTTAAACACTGCATTATTGATAAATGCTCCTTTAAGAGTCCATTGTTCAATTTTATCACCAACTGGTCCTAATAGGTAACATTGGATATCTTTCTTATAGAAATCTGCATATCCATCTCTACCTGTTAAAGATTCGTGTGATAATCTTACCCATTCCATTACTGCTTGAGCTCCTGAAGGAACGATTGGGTCATATAGAGTAATCTCTACATCTTGCCATTCGCCTTTTCCTTTAAGTTTTCTCTTAACGTTAATATGGTCAAGCGTAATAGTTTCAAACTGAATTGAAGGTCTATTAGCTGTTTTTATAAGATATGAAGGGATACCATCGATTTCCATGATGAATCTATTCTTCATCTTCGGTTCGAAGTTGGTATAAAACATTTCGTTAAATTCTAATACTTCTGCCATTTTTTTTTCTCCTAATTATATTCTACTATAAATATAGTTCTTTTTTATTTTTAATTAATTTATGCTGAGAATGATGCTCCAGTTGGTAAAATATTGAAATCTAACACGATGAATTCAGCAGTTTTAGTTGGTTGTAAGAAAATCTGTCCAGCCAATATATTTCTGTCGATTACATCTGGTGTGTTATTACTTTCATCCATCACCACTCTAAAAGCATACAATCCTTGTCTTTGTTGTATTCCTTCTAAATAAGGATTAACAGTATTTAAGAATCTACTTCTTGTTTGAGAAGTATTTTGTTCGAATACTAAGTATCTTGAAGTTGAAGCAATAAATTTCTTAACTTTAATCATTAATCTTCTTACATTGATTCTATCAAGTGCTGATGCTTTATCTTGTAAAGTTTTTTGTCCAAATGCAACAATACCCTCTCCTGGAAATTGAGCGATTGGATTAATTTTTCCTTCGTATAAAGAATCTCTTTCAGCGTGTGTTAATCTATTCAGTACAGAAACGGCTCCTACGATACCACCTCTGTTTAAACCTGCAGGTGCAAACCATTCTGCTGCGATAGCATCATTTGCTGCATATATTCCTGGCATCAATACTGATGGTGGAACTGCGGTTAATTTATTAGTGTTTCTGTCGATTGTTTTAACCCATGGGTAATAAGTACCAACATAGTTAGAATCAACTGCCTCACCTTGTGAAATTGCTTCAGCGATAGTATCTGCACCATCGTTAGCATCTCCAATAAAGAATGCATCTTCTCTTGCTTCTACCATATCAACTACTTTATCAAATACATAAGAATGTAATCTTCTAACTACACCTGGTGCAGATACTAAGTTGATATCGAAATCGTCTGGATTAGATACTGAGTTTATTGCTTTTACATATGCAACTGAACCTTTTGCAGTTGAATTAGATAAATCAAATCCTTGCGAGTTTCCAGCACCCCAATCAGAATCGCCATATTTAGCTTTTTTAACTGTTGCTGATACTCCATCAAATCCACCTTGGAATCCTACGATAAATTGTCTCTTGTTAATTATTGTAGCAGTATCAGATGTTGATAATGTATATGCAAAGTTTTTACTTGCAACTACACCACCTACGATTGCATTTATTGCTCCATCGAATGAGAAAGAAGTGTTACCACCTACTGATGCATTATTAGGTATTGGTGCTAAGTAATTATTGTTGTCAATTTTAACAACTGCAGATTCTAAATCAATACCACTATACTCAGCTGATTTGGAACCATTGTTATTTTCTGAACCTGTTGCAAATATTACCGCAGGTATCATAGATTCAGTTCCAGCATCTCCAACAAAAATTGGATTTGTATATGCTCCATGTCCAAATGGTGCCGCAGTTATTGGGAATAATCCCTCTTCTACACATTCTACTCTAACAAATTTTGAA